AGGCTAGGCAGATCAGCCAGGCGCAGATCGCGGCGGCTTGCAACTGCAAGCAATCGACCATCAGCGACTTGGCGACCGGCAAAACGGGCTCCCCCAGCTACGAGTTGGGCATTGCCCTGATCGCTTTGCACAAGCGGCGCAAGACCGTGGCGGCCTGAGCCATGCCGTCCACCGTCACCCCCACTCTTCTCCTGATCGCTGGCGTCTTCGGTGCCTTCTGGTGCCTGAACGGTGTTCTCTGCGGCGATCTCGCATGGGAAAAGGCCGTCATCTGGTTCGCCATTGCAAGCGTCGTAGCGGCCTTGGGCGCGCAGGAGCTGCTGGCGACTGACCTGCATGAGTCGGACGAACGCTGCGGTTTCTGAGAGCTTTTTCATGCCCTTATTTTTTGTCGCGATCCAACTGGTTAGGCAACCGCTTAGCCGTTGAGTTTTCCCTATCAGGAAGAGCCATGAATCAACTTGAGTTCCCTCTGATGGGGCGGCTGGATGCCCCTAGCGTAGCGCCCCGCCAATGGGTCCACGCAGCCAAGTCCTACCGAGAGGCCGTGCGCCTGTCGTGGCGACTCAAGCGGGTTCAGATGATGACCCGCCAACAGCTCGCCAGCGAGGCAGAGCTTTATCCGCAGCACGTCACCGACTACCTCCACGAAGACGACAAGCCATCCCGCCGCGATCTGCCGGCCGATGCGATTGCTCGTTTCGAGGCTGTCGTCGGCAACACGCTGATTTCTCAATGGCTCGCCGCGCAGTCCAAGCTGACCGTGCTGGAAGAGATGACCGCCACGAGGCAATTCGCATGAACGCATTCAACTGGCGCGACACGCCCAGCGAGATCGGAGCCACCATGCCCGACTCCTTCCGCAAGCCCAACCTCAACCCGAAGCGCCTGCATGTCTATGCAGAGGCTGGCATCTCGGACGCCCAGCGCGAAGCCGACATCAGCCAGACCAACAAGGAAGTCGAATACCACTTCGCCATGGCCCAGAAGGTCACCGACGACGTGATGCGCGGCCACCACCGGGATGAGGCTCGCCGGCTTGCTGCAAGGGCCAGGGCGCTGATCCTGGGCCGCTCTGCTGACTTCGTAGCGAAGCTGGAGCAAACGCGAGGACTCGTATGAACCAGTCCGACCAGTTGCGCGATGAAGGCTGCTTCGTCATCGACTACCCAGATCGCAAGGTCTGCGTCTACGTCAATGAGACCGGCGAGGTTGTCTTGATGGTAGAGGAAGACGGAGAAAGCATCTACACCGCATGCGATCACAAGGAAATCCCGGCCCTCTGCGCCGCCTTGATGCTGGCTGCCCAGCAAGCAAAGCCGATTTCTGATGCCCTCACAGCCGAGTACGGCGCCTTCCGTGTCATCGAGAAGGCAAAGGGAAATCCGTGAGCAATCAATGGCTGCGCCTCTGGCATGACATGCCTACAGATCCGAAGTGGCGGACGATTGCCCGCACGTCTGGACAGCCGATTTGCACCGTTCTGGCGATCTATCTGCACCTCCTCGTTTCTGCGTCACGCAATGTCACGCGAGGTCACGCTGATGTCACGCTCGAAGATATTGCAAGCGCTTTGGACGTGACAGAAGCCGATGTGACGGCTGCTTTCGATGCGATGCAGGGTCGAGTTTTGGATGGATTCAGCCTCACCGGATGGGAGACCAGGCAGCCTAAAAAAGAGGACGCTGGAGACGCTTCTACGGGGGCAAAGTCCGCTACAGAGCGCAAGCGGGAGGAACGTGCGAGGAAGGCTGCGCTGGTCGATGTCACGACGAGTCACGACGAGTCACGAAAAGTCACGCTAGATAAAGAAGAAGATAAAGATAAAGAAGATTCTTTTTCCGCATCTTCCGATGCGAAGCAAAAGAAGGCTTCGCGCAAGTCGCAAGTCTCCCCATCGTTCCAGCCGGACGAATCCGGGGTGAAGGCCTCGAACGAAGCTGGCCTCGATGTCGGCGTCGAACTTCGCAAGTTCATCGACCACCACGAAGCCAAGGGATCGGTCATGGCGAGCTGGCAAGCCGCCTGGCGGACGTGGATCCGCAACGCGGCTGCGTTCCGCGATGCCCGTGGCGGCAAGCCCACCCCTACCGCCGCGGCCGATAAGCCGTCCTGGCTCGATGGAACCGGCTTCCCGAACGTCTGGGAGGCCAACAACGCCGGCTGCTTCGCGTCGAACGCGGCCGATTTCCGAAAGGCTGCAGCGTGAAGACCTTCGTCATGTGGCTCGCCATGCGCGGCCTCCTCAATCGTCGCTGGTTCCGCATCGCCGGCACCTGGCTGGTCCGCAAGTCTGGAGCCTGGAAATGAACGCCGCCGAACTGTCCGCCCGAATGAACGACAACGTGCCGGCCATCGTCGAACATCTCCTGCCGCGGGGCAAGAAAGCTTCCGGCGAGTGGAAGGCTGGAAGCGCCTCCGGTGAGGAAGGCCAGTCGCTGTCCGTTCGCCTGACCGGTGCCAAGCGGGGCGTCTGGAAGGACTTCGCATCCGGCGAGGGTGGCGATCTGCTGGACCTGTGGGCCGCCTGCCGCTCGATGTCGATCGCAGAGGCCATGAAGGAGGCCAAGGGCTTTCTTGGGATCAAGGACACGGAATTGGTCCGCGAGCAGAAGGCGTTCAAGCGCCCGAGCAAGCCGCAGTGCCAATCTCCGAAAAGCCGAGTGGCCGAGTGGCTGAAGTCCCGCGGCCTGACCGTCGAAACCATCGCCGCGTTCAAGATCGGTGAGCAGCTTCGGGACGGAAAAGCCTACGCGGTATTTCCCTTCCTGCGCGACGGCGAACTGATAAACGCCAAGTACCGCAACCCCGACGACAAGCGCGACATGCGGCAGGAGGGCGGCGCAGAGCCTTGCTTGTTCGGCTGGCACTTGATCGACCCGAAGACCCGGAGCATTGCCATCTGCGAGGGGGAAATCGACGCGATGACCCTGCACCAGATGGGAATCCCGGCGCTGTCCGTCCATTCCGGGGCAGGGAATCACCAGTGGATCGAGAACGATTGGGATCGGCTGGAGCGGTTCGGGGAAATCTTCATCTGCCTGGACAGCGACGAAGCCGGAAAGAAAGGATCCGCCGAGATCATCCAGCGGCTGGGCATCGAGCGCTGCAAGGTGGTCGAGTTCGGGGCCAAGGATGCGAACGAATGGCTGATGGCCGGCGCGGAGAAGGTTGACTTCGAGGACCGCCTCTCTGCCGCCAAGCACTTGGATCCGGACGAGCTGCGGCCGATGAGCGACTTCGTGCGCGACATCATCGCGTCGTTCTACCCGGCCGCCGACGAAACCCGGGATCCGGCGCTGATGATGGGCGGTCGCCGGCATGACTGGTTCGAGTTCCGCCCGGGCGAGTACACCGTCTGGACCGGATACAACGGCCACGGCAAGAGCCTGATGCTGAACCAAGTTCTCCTTGGTCTCATGCAGCAGGGCGAACGAGTCTGCGTGTTCTCCGGGGAATTGAACCCTGTCCAGCAGGGCCGTCGCCTCATGAAGCAGGCGACGGGAATCGACCGGGCGACCGAGCAGTACATGCGGACGGTCGGCGAGTGGATCCGCGACAAGTACTGGCTGTTCAACATCCACGGATCCGCGGCCCTTGACCGGCTGCTGGAAGTGTTCGCCTACGGGATGAAGCGCTACGGCATCCGGCATTTCGTCATCGACAGTTTGATGATGACCGATGTCCCCGAGGACGGCCCTGGCGCCTTCACCAAGCAGAAGGAAGCTGTCCAGAAGATCGTCGGCTTCGCCCGCCAGCATCGCGCCCACATTCATCTGGTGGCCCACCCGCGCAAGGGTCGGGACGAATCCGGCGCCCCCGGAAAGATGGACGTTGCCGGAAGCGGAAAGATCACGGACGGCGCTGACAACCTTTTTACCGTCTGGTCGGCTCGCAAAGAGCAGGGCGCGGAGAAGGACGGGAAGCCCGACGCGATGCTGGAACTGCAGAAGCAGCGCAACGGCAACACCAACCACCGGAAGCTGATGTTCTTCTTCAACGAGCAGGCGCAGCAGTTCTGCCTGACGGCCGACGCCAGGCCGGTTCCGATCGTCGAGTTTGAGACCGACGTTCGCGAGGAGACCGCGCATGTACGGCTGTAAGGACCGCGCTCCTTACCGTGAAACCGTCCCGATGCAGGACGGCATGGAAAACGTTTGGCTCCCTCACATCGTCGAGGAGCCTTTCCGGATGTCCAGAGACTGCCGCTATTCGGCGTCGGCCTTGGGACAAGCAGATCAACAGTGCCAGGGTTGTTCCTGGCGCGCAACCGAGGAAGAGAAATGACCAAGGAATACGACAACACCAACTCTGGCGTCCTTTTCAAGAACGACCGGAAAGAGAAGGACACGCATCCTGACTATCAGGGTTCGATCAACGTCAACGGCGAGGAGTTCTGGCTGTCGGCCTGGATCAAGTCCGGACAGAAGGGCAAGTTCATGAGCCTGGCCGTGAAGGCGAAGGAAGCGAAAGCGCCCAGTCGCCCGCCTGCTCCTTCGCCCTCGAAGGGTGGCTTCGACGATATGTCGGACGACATCCCGTTCTGAGGCAGCCATGAATGACGTGCCTCAACTGCCTTCAATGGAAGCCGAGGGAAAGCGGCGCCATGCTGAAGCAAGGCTTCGCGCTCTGCACGAGAAATGGCCTTCGGCACAGATTTACAGCACCGAGGCACCA